ACAGAGTTTGAACAACTCAAACAATCTATACCCATAACCGCTCATTATGGTCTTCGAGGAACAGTTGGGTATAATCTGAATAAGGGATCTGAAATTGGTTTATGTATTGATGGTGCAGTCAATGAAATATTCCATGTATTGATTCATGAACTAACACATTGTATGGTTGATGAATATAATCATTCGGCAGAGTATTGGGAAAAGTATACCAAGCTACGAGATCTCTGTGTTCGCCTCAACATCTACGAACCCATCCCGACCGAGACACCATTCTGTGGTATGCACATCCAGGATAAATAATCTGTGTATACATCAAATGAAAACACCAGTTTCGACTGTCGCTGTTGCTATACTCATGTGGGTATTCGTTTTTGCTTTACCGATGGTACCCATGTACACGAGAGACTACTGGGCGAATATGGCATTGATGACAGTCGTGATCCCCAATGCCCTCCGACTCATCGTTGGGCAGGTGCCACAGTTAGCAGTCGATAAGGGGTTCTTCTTTTCTTCGACGATCATCGCCTTCATCCTCGTGGAAGGTATGACGCGTGTAGTAAAAACATTGAAGGGTCAGATTAAGGATTATGGCAAGGATAGAAAAAAGAGTCTGGAAGTAAGTCTCTTATTTCTAGCCGCGTTCATAATTGGTGCGGTACTAACATATATGTTGGGTGTGGATAAATCTATCTACAGTAACATGGGTTGGGAAGAAATACCTTAAGCTTTCAAGGCGTAGGTCTGGCTGACGTGGAACAGGACCGCCGCGACAACACCCGTGACACCCAAACCAACGAGGCTACGACGCCCAGCATCGTTAAGAAATTGGGGAATCGCAGACGCGAGCTTCTCTTGCACCGGTGTGCTAATCGCCGCAGCGGTGCAAACAGAAACAAGGAGAGCCTGGAGCTGTTGGTCAGTCAAGTTAAAAGGATTCTTGGACTCGGGAGCCTTGGCAGGTGCTTGTTCAGCCGCCATCATGGGTTGCTGCGTAGGGGCCATCATTTGCATAGGCATCATCTGAGGAGCCGCCATCTGCTGCTGTTCGTTGGGTTCGGATTGCCCCATGAGTTCTGAAATTGGTGTAGAGTCCATTGTAACTTTATTTTCACTAACATTTTTTTCTTCGGAATTACGCGATACAAAAGACGTTGAAGGATTCAGAGACACCATACCGCTTTCGGTGTTGTCGGATAAATTCATGGTACGGATGTCCGTCATTTAATAATTCCTTATGTTTTTTACTAAAGAGAAAGACGCAGCCTGGTTATTTCTTCTTTGTGATCGTTACTGCTGTCTTTTTACCAGCCTTTTTAGCATCCCCCTCCTGTTGTGACATGTATTTCGGATTATACATTTTACGATGAGCTGCCCATAGGTCGTCTCCACCTACTTTAAAGTTTTTCCGAACAGATGCTTTGTACCAAAAAACACAATCCTGAATCTTGTTAGATCTTACTGTATTATCTAACACGAGACATTCGTAGTTTTCTGTACATGCATCCATCACTTTATTGAACATATCGAATGATGGGAAGATACCGAAGAATGACTTGTATAACTTTTCTCTATTCTGGAGGATATTCTCTCGGAGAAGAAATATATAATCAACATTGGCTCGGAGTGCCGGAGGTAGATCCATACAGTATTGCATCGTCAACATGAAGAATATCTTCCAATGCCGCCCATTCATAAAACATTGGCGGATACAAGTATCTTTAAGAAATTTGTTATCATACATACAATCATCCAATAACATGAACGCCCCGCAATTTTTTTTACCAGAACCAACTAATTTACGTTGCCTCGCCATGACACGCTCGATCGCTTCCCTGTCGTAATCACCATATACGAATAGATCAGGAATGAACTCAGAGTAGAAATGATTTCCTTCTTCTGTCCCACTGAGTACAATCCCTGCTGGGAGATGTTTCTTGTGGTACATGATATCTTTGACAAGTGTAGACTTTCCCGTATTACGCTTACCTATGAAGACACAAACCCGATCATCACTCATGGTCGCGGGGTTGAATTTCTTCAGTTGAAGATTCATTCTACTGTAGTGTCCCGTTTTATTTCATAAAATTTTACTCACACATAGTAGATATGTCTGGGGCTGTAAAACTTACAGTGACTGGCGTTCAGGATCAGTGGCTCACAGGTGATCCAGATTTTTCATATTTTCTTACGAAATTCAAGAAACATACCAAGTTCGCTCTGGAACAGATCGAAACACCATTCGATGGTACGGTTGGTTTTGGTAATGAACTACGGTGTATTATTCCACAGAATAAAGGTGATCTCATTAAGGGTATGACCGTTAAGTTTCTTCTGACCGCACCTGGTGGTGGGCTGACGTATGTTCCTTCACTGTGTACGAGACTAATAGAGACTGCTGACCTATACATTGGTGGTCAATTGATTCAACGTATCACCGGAGAATATATGTACATGCAACAACAACTTACTAATACAATTGATGATGCCGAACAGACACTCTACTTCCTGAATGGTCATGGAAGTCAAGTGCTGGATTTTACAGGTGACTATACTTTCTTCATCGATTTACCATTTTATTTCAATCGTGTACCATCATTATCAATTCCAACAATAGCACTCTCCAAACAGTTAGTGGAAGTTGTCATCAAACTCAATCCCTTGGAGACGATCATCAATGGTGTCATCCCATCATCCGGTGTCCAGGCCAGAATTAAGAACATGTCCTTAGATACCGAATTTGTTTTCGTGACAGATGAAGAACGTCAGTATCTACAATCAATGCCTCTCGAATATCTCATGACACAAGTGCAACTTTCACAAGTAACATTCAAACCAGGAGAGACTCAAAAAATATTCATGATCAACTTCAAAAACCCTGTACGACAGTTGTTTTTTATCGGTAAGAAAGGTACTGAACATGTGAAGATTGAACATGTCAAACTCGACTTCAACGATATGAATGTCATCGACGCTGACCATTTATTTTTAACATATGAACAACCATTGTTACATCATGTAAACAGCCCCGAAGATGGGTATCCATTTGGGGTGTATAGTTTCGCAGATAGGCCTGATTTGCACACACCATCTGGTCAGGTTAACATGAGTCGTATTATTCATAAACGTATGACGGTCACGATTGAACCAAGTGATGTGGAAGTTGCCATTAAGATATATGCCATGAGCTACAACATTCTACACATTCAGAGCGGTCTTGCGGGTTTAAAATTTTAAAGGTGTATAGTAGTAATGGCTGGACGGATTCAGCTTACAACGAAGGGTGTCCAGGACATATACTTCACCGAAGAACCAGACTATTCACACTTCGTACAACTGTTCAAAAGGCACACGAATTATACCACGCAATTTGTAAAGTTGGATGTTGATGGCGAACCCCAATTTGGAAAAACCGTTCGTCTCACTATCCCAAAAGATCAAGGTGATTTGATAAAGACTATAAGTCTAGACGTTGAACTCAATTCTATACCAGGTGCGAGTGTCACTCGTACTGGCTACATCGAATCAATTGGTCATGCCATGATCGAATACATCGATATGTACATCGGAGACGAAAAGATACAACACATCACTAGTGACTATTTACAGATTTATTCTGAGCAGGTCTATACACAGTCGAAACAGAAGGCTCTCGAAAAATTAATCGGTAAATATCCAGATAGAACGTCCGATGTTCCAGTGGCGAGTGGGGTAATCTTGGGACATCTTGGTCCCGCGACCACCTCTCGTAAACTTTTTATAGATATCCCATTCTACTTTTACCAACACCCTGAATTAGCCGTACCTCTATGTGCTATGTGTTACCAAGAAGTGACTATTGAAATTAAATTCAGAGAACTCGAAGAATGTGTTGTTAAAACAGATCCACCCATTGATGGTTCCGTTCAGACGTCTGTATTAGATTATGAGCTTAAATCAAGTGAGGTGATTACATCTAATGTCATTGTGGTATCGAATGATGGTCTTACTTTCGCATCTAATGTAAATGATGCCATCGAGATTACGGGGAAGACAACATTTACGGGTGATGGTATTGTGTCTCCAGCCATGAATGTAATCGTCAATGGTAGTAGCGGTATCTATAGATATGAGAATGACACATGGGTACAAAAATCAACGGACTATGTGAGTGGTGACGTTCAGTTTTCCGATGATGGCGATGTCATCGCTCAAATAGGGCGTGGTTACTGGGTTTGGAATGGATCTGCATACGTTTTTACTGATGATGACAAAATAGCAGCGATATCCCGTGATGGGAAAGTCTATGCTACTCAAGATATTGCATTCATTAATATAAGATATATATCAACTAGTACTATAATAGGTAGTATTATATTTAAACCCGTACAAGTAAATCCATATACAGTACGATTATCTAGTGATGGAACGAAGCTTATGTTATGTAATGACCAATTGATATATATGTACGTATACACAGATAACTGGTTCAGGCTTGGTCAGGATGTATCCGTATTCGAAATAGATGAAGTTTCACTCACCGGGAATGGTAATTCTTTTTTTATATATAACGTGAATGAAAAATACGACCTTACCAAAACCGGTGTTGGTAGATTGTATATATATGACGGTGTCACAACCCAATGGGTTGAAGTATATCGTTATAAATATACCGGTGGTACTTACGCGAGTGTCAATGATACGAATACAATACTTACTATAC